AACCTGATAGATTTGGTCATGATGAATATTTTTGTGAAGCATTAGGTTACGGTACAGTAATCGCACAAACAGGAACAACACAAAAGAATACGAGTAATGCAGTACCGAGAGGTGTTGCAAAGATAGGCAATCCACTTGCCTTTCTATATGAATGGCCAGGTATGGTAGGACCAGAATTATTTTTATCTCAATGTGCAGCAGGTGTAGGTGTTATCAATACAGCACCAGAGATTGATGGTGTTGTAAGACGAGTGCCATTGTTAATGAAGATAGGCGAGAATGTTTATCCGAATATGGCAATCGAAACAATACGAGTTGCAGTAGGTGATCCTAGTTATCAAGTTAAAGCAGATGATTTCGGTGTAACTGCTATGAGAGTACCTGCCTATGCAACAATCAACACAGACGCAAATGCCAGAATATGGTTGAGATGGAACAAAGAGTTTAACACAATATCAGCAGCAAGTCAAGACTTTTCTTCGGCTGCAGGAACTACTGTAATTATTGCCTTGACAGCAGAGGGATTATCGAGTATAGTAGCGACACCTACTGGTGAGAAGTATGACTATGTAATAAGTGCTAATTCACTTCAAACAATACTAGATGGTGAAACGATTACAAGATTTGATAATTTACTTGAATTACTGCTTGCATTTTTTGTAGGATGTGTTATAATAGTTGTTTGTAGATTTACACCTTACTGGACTATTGCATTATTATTAGGTGCAGGTACTTTTGGTGGTCTTAATTATACATCAATTGCATTTGATGGTCTAGTCTTATTTGATATCACATGGATATTATTGACAGCATTTATTGTAGGATTTCATTCTACATTCCTCAGATTTATATTAGAGTTTAGACTTAAACAACAGATAAGAAAACAGTTTGAGAAATATCTAGACCCTAGACAAGTGGCAATACTTGTAAAAGATCCTAGTAAATTAAAACTAGGTGGCGAAAGAAAAGAAATGAGTTTCTTGTTTATGGACATTGTAGGGTTTACACCTATAAGTGAATACTATAAAAACAAAGATGATCCAGAAGGATTAGTCGAAGTTATCAATGACTATCTAAACCGTATGTCAAAAGTAGTATTAGATAATGGTGGCACGATAGACAAATATATGGGAGATTGTATCATGGCATTCTGGAATGCGCCACTTGATTGTGAGAACCATGCTGAGATGGCGGTCAAAACTGCTATCGAATGTGCCGAAGAAACAGATAAGATCAAAGCAGAGTTTAAAGAGAAGGGTCTACCTGATATCAACATAGGTTCTGGTGTCAACACAGGCACTTGTATCGTAGGTAATATGGGTAGTGAGATGAGATTAGACTATTCTGTTATCGGTGATTCCGTAAATCTAGCAGCAAGATTAGAAGCGACAACGAGAAACTATAAAGACGAGAACGGCAAGGTAACACCTCTCTTATATTCTTCATTTACACAAGAAAAACTCAAGAATATTCAATCAGTAGAAGTAGATAAAATCAAGGTCAAAGGTAAAGAAGAACTAATTACGATCTACAAACCTATATAAATAGTAGCATGGCAAAGACAGTATTCGATAAGATACTTGATAGTACAACTGGACCTAAGTCTTACAACTGGTACAAAAAAGAAGTTGGTAAGATTACGACACCAGGTGCTCGTGCCTTGATCAATCAAGGTAAAGCAACTATCAGACCGAAGTTTGGTGTAATGAATTTATTTGGTTATGACCCTAAGAATAAAGCGACATTACCTCTATACGATAGATTTCCTCTTATCATGCCTCTTGACGCTGCAAAGGGTGGGTTCTATGGATTGAACTTTCACTATTTGCAACCAGGTGCCAGAGTTGCTTTTTTAAGACAACTACAACGATATGCTAGTGATGATAATTTTGATAGAAAAACTAGATTTAATTTATCAGGTGGCATACCAAAGAATAGTTATCTTAAAAGAACAATAAAACACTATCTGTTTGACCATGTTCGAACATCATTTTTGAACATAACAGCAGATGAAATGGCAATCGGTATCTTTTTACCTGTTGCAAGATTTATGAAAGGTAAACCTTACTAATGGCAATTTTTAGAGTAGGTAAAAGAGTAGGACCATTTGATATACGAACAGGTATATCAAGAGGTGATTTAGAAAACTCTGCTTATCATAAGACAGATAGCGATCCTAGGTTAAGACGACCTGGTAATTATAGAGAAAATACAATTGGTCGTTTCCGTGCATTGATGGGAAAAGCAGAAGGATATGCTAGAGCAGCACGATTTGCTATACAGATTAATTTACCCACTAACCTTGCTAAATTAGGAGAAGATGAGTTGCAAGACCATCCAGCAGGAGCGCAACATGGCACAATAGGCACTACTACCATGCAACAATTATCTACACAAATTGGATCACAGGTTAATATGCATTGTGATACTATATCAATGCCCGCTCATGATCTACAATCCGAAGAACATTTACAATATGGTGTGCCTTCTCAAATAGTTACAGGTCATGGTTTTACAGGAACAATAGGTGCTTCTTTTTATGCTGACAAGTATTTAAGAGAAAGACACTTTTTTGAAGCATGGCAAAAGATGGCAGTAGGTATGAGAGATCATAGAGTAGGATATCTCAAAGACTATGCAGGCACACTAAACATTTATCAATTAGGATCACATGATCAAGGTGGTGGTGGAAGAGATGTACCAACTTATGGTATTCAAGCAACTGAATGTTATCCTGAGTCTGTTACTGCTGTTGAGTATAACTATGCTTCAGCAAGTCAAATAGTAAAAATAAATGTTAGTTTTCAATATAGACAATGGTACAATCTAACATCTGATTCTATTGGCGGTGTTGACTTCGGTGCAACTTCTCAAACTGTACATGATGTTAAGAGAGGATCACCAGGATTACTTGGTTTCTTACCACCTGACTTACAAAGAACAGGTCGTGATTTAGTGAATAGCGCAGCGACTAGAATACCAATAGGAAGAATATTTAAAGGAAAAATATTCCCACCTTTTACAACATAATTTTATATAATAAAGGAGATTAAATTATGGCACTACCAAAACTGACTACTCCGACATATGAGTTGGAAATACCTAGTACAGATGAGAAGATATCTTATCGTCCGTTTCTAGTAAAAGAAGAAAAGATTTTATTGATGGCAATGGAATCTGGAAAAAGTGAAGATATAATTAATTCTGTTAAAACAATAGTATCAGAATGTACTTTTAACAAATTAAATGTAGAAACACTACCAATGTTTGATGTTGAATATTTGTTTTTAAATATTCGTGCAAAATCTGTTGGTGAAATATCAAAAATAAAAATTTTATGTCCAGATGATAATAAAACCTATGTTACTACTGAGGTTGATTTGACTAAAGTTAATGTTGAGATAGGTGAAGCTCATTCGAATAAAATTGAATTACAAGATGAGATGGGAATAATTATGACATACCCAACATTAGAGTCTTTTAGAGAAATTGGATTAGATGCTAAAATAAAAGCAGAAAATATGCTTGATCTGATAGGCGCTTGTATTTTACAAATATATGAACAAAATGGTGAAAAAGTTTATGATGCTAAAGATCAAACAAAAAAAGAATTAAATGAATTTGTTGAGTCCATGAATACAAAACAATTTCAAGATGTTCAAAAGTTTTTTGATAGTATGCCTAAATTGAAACATACAATTAAGGTAAAGAATCCTAAAACAAAAAAGACTAGTGATGTTATATTGACTGGACTAAACGATTTTTTCGCATAGCCCTTTCACACAATAGTTTAGAGAACTATTTTCATGTGATGTTTAGTTTAAGGCAACATCATAACTATTCTCTAACTGAACTAGAGAATTTGATGCCGTGGGAAAGGGATATATATGTTGATATGTTGGTGACATTTTTAAAAGAACAAGAAGAAAAACGAAAACAAGAAGAAGCAAATAGACAGTACGGAGGGAAATAATGTCTGAACAAACGAAAAAAGTAAATCTAGAGTTAGAGATAGATACAAGTCTAGTTGATTCTAGTAAGAATAGATATCAGGGATTAATTGATCTTGCTCATGCAGTAGATCAATGGCGTATATTTCCTAGATTATTTTTATCAGTTTACATATATCTGCTGTACAAAGTAACTATATGGTTCATGAATTTACCAACACCCTCCTTCGAACAATCTGGTTTAGTATCAATCGTGGTTGGTGCTGGGGCAGCATGGTTTGGTCTATATGCAGGAACAAGTAAAGGAAAAAAATAAATGTTAGGTGCAGTATCACTTCCAACGATATCAACAGGAAATAGTTTAGTCGTTAGACCAAACACATTACCAGTGGAAGCTAGTGGTGGGACATCAACTATGTCTCCTGGTCAAAGTGCTGCTGTTATGTTTGCTGACATGAGAGATTCCTTAGAAACGATTGTTTTAAATACAGGCAGAACAGTAAGTTTATTATCTAAATTAGTAATCGGTGAAAAAACAGATGATAGACGAGAATCAATAGAAAGAGCAGAAACAGACGAAGATATACCACCTGGCGATAATAGTGGAGGCGGTGGAGGTGGTGGACCAGGTTTTCTATCAGGTCTTAGTAAATTAAATCCTTTTAGTAGTGAGTCAAGTGCTTTATTAAAGTTTATAGCATCAGGATTAGCACTAATAGGACTTAATGTATTTAAAGACAAGTTGATACCTAAACTATCCTCTTTACTAGAATACTTTTTTGGTGATGATGATAATAGTTTTGGTGGTGGTATGGAAAAATTTATCGAGGGACTAAAGGTTAGATTTCAAGAACTTTTAGTAGACCTAAAAGAATTTTTCGAAAAACTAAAATTTCAATATGAAGCAATTAAAACAGAAATTATGAAAACTTATGAAGATTTAAAAGTAGCATATGATAGATTTAGAGCATATTGGTTAGATGAAGATGGTGCTGGATATAAATTTGTTCAAAAAGTTGTTACTTTCTTTGCTGTAGAAGATTACGAAACAAAAGATGGTGAAATGCTGACTCAATTTGAAGGAAGAATTAAAGATTTTAAAGATACCCTTACAGATTATAGAACCTACTTATCAGCACTACCTGGTATTTTATTTTTTAGTATGTTTTTTAAGAGAGCATTTCCTGTAGGAGTACCACTAAAAACACCAAAAGGTGGTTTTGGTAGATTTGCAGCGTTTCTTAAAGGCGGAAGAGCATTAGGTATAGTAGGATTGATAGCATATGGATTATATTCATTAAAACAATCAGTTGAAGATGGCGCTGAGACATTTAGAGATGAAATGGTAGATGATGCTAAAGCTGTTGGTTCTTTTAACTGGACTGCTTTACGAAAAGGAATATCAGACGCTGTTACAGTAGATGATCAATCAGGATTCACGGGTGCATTTAAAAATGTTTTACCTATGGGAGGAACTGCTGTAGGTATTGTTGCAACATTAGGATTACCCTTATTAGCAATACCAGGTGCATATCCAGCAGCATTATTTGCTGCCGCTATGATAGGAGGTACAGCAGGATTAATTACTGGCGCATTGGGTGAAGAAAAAGTGGATCAATATCTTGCTATGTTAGATCCTACAGTTGATGGAATGATGAAAGATATGTTTGGTAAAGATAGTCCATTTGTTAAGAGTGTTATGTTTTTTGTAAATGCATATCAAGATTATGTTCTTCGACCATTTGAAATAATATTTGGTAAATTAGGAACTTCAAACGATAGTTTGCTTAGTAAAACCTTGCAAGGATTGGGTGCAGATTTAAGTCCAAAAGAAACACCAGAGACCTTTTTAGGATTGGGAATGGCAGACCAAGAAAAATATTATGGAAAAAATGTAAATCCTGAAAATATTACGCATTTATCAACAGATGAATTATTGTCCATGCAATCGGATCTTATGACTCAAAAACAAAATTTAGCAAGAACTAAACCTATATTTGGTATGAGATTTGGTGATGGATATATGGATACACAGAACAAGAGGACAGTATTTAAAACACTTGACGCCGTTAAGTCTGTGTTAATGGACAGAGGTGTGATTCCTAATCCTAATCCTAAACAAGACTCAAATAAAGTTTTATTTGCACCTAATGATCGGGTAATGCAAAGACTTACGGAGATGGGTGCTAATTTTGATGCAACTGGAGCAGGTGATTTTGTATTAAATCAACAAGGAACTGGTGTTAATAATTCATTTAATAAACAAGAACAAAGTTTTATAGGTGCTGAAATGTCAGCAGGTATGAATGATGATATGATAGAAGAATTAGTTAAAGGAAGATTATAATATTTCTTTCTCAGTCCATATATCAAACTGTATACCCCTATCACTACACCATTCTCTAGCAGAAGCAAACTTATCTCTATTCATTAGATAAGTTTTCATCTCATATAACACAGTAGATTTCTTTTTACCTTGCACAGCGATAGGTGGTTTTAGATCCTTAGATGGTTTGACTTCGATAAGATGAGTCTTTTGTATGCCTTGTTTATTCTTAATCTTGATGAGAAAGTCAGGATAATAGTTTCTTACCCTCTTACCTAGACTATCATAGTAAGGTATCGCTAATTCTTCGCTTGCCCATTTGATAATACTTGGATTGTTATCAAAGTATTTCATACACTTTCTCTCCCACATAGATCGATAGATGATATTCCTATTATCACCCATGTATTTCTCAGGATTCTGTGGTCTATATTTGCCCTTGTATTTCTGTGTTCTCTCTGACATATTCATATAAATAGTTATAAAAGTATTTATTAGGAAAACGAATGGGAAATCTAATCAACGCATTAAATGAATTAAAGACTAATATATTTGGTGGTGGTCCTTCTTCAGGAAAAACTACACCTATATTAGCACAATCAGCAATAGAGATGAAGGACACTAGTCCTACAAGTAAAGCGTCTGTGGATCCATTTCGGTTCTCATCAATATCATATCCTAGTGATGTCACCAATGATTTACAAAATGGACATTATATGTTATTCTATGTAAATGTTCAGAATAAAACAAAATATAGGTATGAATCACCTGATAAAGGAACTGTTGGTGGAGATCAGTTTATAACTGAGGTCAATCCAGAAACTGGAGAATACACAGTTAAAAAACAAAAAGGTAGCGATAGAATAGCAGATAAAAGAGGTAAAAAATTCTCAGGTTATAATAAATTAATTTCAAAAAACGCAGAGGTAGCAAAACTACGCAAGAATAAACAAAAAAGAGCAAGTGGTCTATCATCAGTTACTTCCACAACATCAAGAATAACTGACTCAGTTGCGTTATACTTACCACCTAATGTGCAAGATAGTACAAGTGCTGGATATTCAGATGCAAACACAGGTATGATTGGGTTTATGTTACAAAAAGCATTGATTGGTGGTAAAAATTTTACAGATCGAGATTATGAAGCAACAGCAAATACTATCATGGATACATTTCAAGGTCTAGGGGGAGAAGCAGTAAAGAAAGCAATTGCTCAATTTGCAGAAACCGTAACAGATACAGAAGGTGCAGCAGGATTATTTAACAAAACATTTGGTCAAGCAGACAATCCTTTTATGGAAGTATTGTTTGATAAGATGGCGATGAGAAGTTTTACTTATAACTTCACCTTTGCACCAAAGAATAAAAAAGAGAGAGATGATGTTCAAAAGATTATTGCTCTATTCAGATTTCATATGGCA